GCAGCAGGCAAAAAGATTCTCGGCGAATGGGGCTGCGCTCCGATGATCGCTTATGGCACGTGCAAAACGCTCTCGTCCTTTAAGCTTCTGGCTCGCGCCAGGAATCTTGACTTTGAGACAAGCAACAAGGTCGCAAAGCAGATCGCCACATACGAGCTCGAAGTCAAACACGCCAAGGAAAACAATCAGGACATTGAAGATTACAATGTCGACGACGATGTGCGTGTAGAAGATTATGTGAGCAATGAGTATCTGCAATTGTTTGAAGAAAGCAAGCAGTATCAGGGTATTGTGACCACGTTGGTCCCACATCCGTGCGCTCACATGCTTCTTGATAAGGATATTCGCAGAGAAATCGGCGTCATTCGCGTCAAGTCGAAGAGCGGCAGCAAAAAGCCTGTATATGCGGCTTTTATCGATGGTCAAACAGCGGATGCTTATGGTTACCTGAAGGCTGACTATCTTAGGGTCGACGTTGTTAAAACCATTGCTGCGACATTTGCGGCATGCGGCTTACCAATCATGTCGGTCGATGAGCTGCTTAATGCCGTGAAAGACGATAAGGCTGTCTGGGATTTGTATGCAAAAGGATTTACGATGGGCTTAAATCAGGTTGAGCAGCCAAAGACCACAGAGCGGGTAATGATTTACAAGCCGCGCAACATTGCGGAGCTTGCCGCGTTTGTGGCAGCCGTCAGACCTGGTTTTAAATCAATGCTTGATACGTTTGTGAATCGCAGAAGGTTTTCTTATGATATTCCGTCGCTCGATGCGTTGCTTCAAACAAAAGAAATCCCCGATTCGTTTCTGATGTTTGACGAACAGATATTAACCATTTTGCAGGCTGCTGGCATTCCTGCGGCCGATGCGTACACGTGCGTGAAAGCAATTAAGAAGAAAAAGGCAGATAAGGTCAAAGCCTTCCGCGACAGGTTTGAAATTGGATTCAAAAAGAAACTAATAGAAGATGAAGGAGCGACAGAAAAGGACGCCCTGAAAGTCGTTGATAAGGTATGGACAATTATCAATGACGCTGCTTCGTATATGTTCTGTGCGGCGCATGCTTTATCAATGGCGTGTGATTCGCTTTATGCGGCATGGTTAAAAGTTCATTATCCCTATGAGTTATACACAACATTGCTCAAGCTCTACACGGAGAAGGGTAATAAAGAAAAGATAGCAGCAATCTCTAACGAAATGGACCGGTATCTCGGCATTAAGGTTACTGCCGGACGGTTTGGACAGGACAACAGAGACTGGAACATCGACAGAGAGAATAAAACAATTTCTCAGAATTTGAACTCTGTTAAATATATTTCCAGTCGTGTTGCAGACGATATGCTCAAACTGTCGAAACGTAACTACAGCACCTTTGTAGAACTTCTGAGAGACATTCTTCTCGAAACACCCATTGACAGCAGACAGGTTGATGTCTTGATTGCGCTGGATTACTTTGAACAATTTGGCGGAAGCAAGAAATTAAACACGATTTGCAGCGAATTCAGAGAAGGGTCGCACAGAATTACAAAGACGCTGAAAGAAAGTACAGTCGCAAAACGAATGGAAGAACTGAAAGAAATCGAACGCAAGATTCCTGATGAAGAAATGGATCTCTGCGACAAGCTGAAGGCTGAGCACGAATATCTTGGACGCTGTATCACTTGTGACAGCGGTGCGCCGAGTGATGAATATTTTGTCGATAATGTTGACAGTCAATATGGCGTTAAGGTATACTTATACAGCATGCAAAGAGGTACGACTGGAATGCTGAAATGTACAAAAGCGTTGTTTGCAAACAAACCGCTTCTTGTGGGAGAATGCATCGTACTGAAAAAGTTTGAAAAGCGTCCTCGATACAGCTATACAGACGGAGAGAGACACATTATCAAGGGAACTGAAGATATTTGGATTAAAGATTACGATGTTTTAAGAGAGGTAGCGGCATGAGTTACGGAAATGAGCCAAAGAGAATTATCAGCTCTCCGGGTTTATTCGGAGGGACTAAACATTATGACGAATCAGGGAATCTTGTCGGCGAAAGCTGGGAAGGGATTATCCCCGGATCAACGGTTCATTACGGGCCGGATGGCTCTGTGGTTGGCAGTTCTATGGACGGGCTGTTCGGAGAGACGCGGCATTACGATGCTGATGGCGACTTTGTTGCATCCTCTTGGGACGGCATATTTGGCACTATAAACCATTACGATTCTGACGGAGACGCGATAGGTTCCTCGTGGGACAGCATCTCTGGTACAAGCACAGATATAGACTTGGATTTCTGATTCGTCACGGAAAGAACGTGATGAACCAATGGGGTACATGTTACCATTAAAATTTATCCGCGTCAGTGATCAGATGTCAATCTGCGCGACGCGAATTATCGCAATCATGTCTACGCATGCCTATCAGGCACGAAGACTGATTCGCGATGAAAAGGCGGCAGACACCTTGCTTAACGCTGCGGGGCGAGACAAGGTAAAGTCTGCAATTATTCTGGATAACGGCGCGGTGATTGCCTCGCCGTTTTCAGTTGGTCAGATCTTAGGCAATATCAGCCGAGCTGATTCAAAGAGCACAAACGCAAAAAAGATCCGCATGGGATCTGGTTTAAAGTTGTATGATGTGATTCCTGACGAGATATACAATGGCGAGGTTGAAGATTATCCAGAAATTGGAACCATCGATACAGAACCAGAGCCGGATGAGATCGAAATGGACGCCGAGGATGAGGACGAAGAAGACCTCTCTGTGCTGGACATTGCGTGGGACGGGGAGGCGACTGATGAATGATATTGGTTGACCAAACTGTCAAAATCCTGAAACCGTCTGATTCTTCCGGTGGTATTGCTTGTTTGAAAGCAATCGAATACGCAGCGAGAAACTGTTATGCCAGCCAAGATAAGATCACTGAGGACTCGTGCCAAACGATGGTTGGCAGTCTGATTCGGCGAGGGCACGAAGCGCCTGTCGAGTTTGCAGACATGACAGTAGACATCACAACATCTCGCGCCGTACTCGCCGAGATCACAAGACACAGAATGTCTTCGTTCTGTGTTGAATCACAGCGTTATATTCAAGAGGCAAAAACTGGCGACATTACTTTTGTGAAACCTGATTGGTATGACAATACAGACGAAGACGATCAAAGCGCAATCTGGCATAGCTCTATGCGCATGGCGGAGATCGCCTACAAAAACTTGATTGCGCAAGGCGCGAAGCCCGAACAAGCAAGAGAAGTCTTGCCGAACTCAACAGCATGCCGAATCATCATGAAGGCAAATCTTCGTGAATGGCGGCATGTTTTTGAATTGCGCTGTTCGGACGCAGCTTATCCCCCCATGCGTATTCTGATGCGCAATCTGTTAAAACAGGCTCATGATCTGATACCTGTTGTGTTTGATGATTTATATGAACAATATTGTGGAGGCCAAAATGGATCTATATCATTGGAGAGCTGACGAACCGGGAAACATTCAAGGCGTGGTAATGGCAGAGAACGGACTTGAAGCCAAGCGCAAAGTCATTGTTCATCTTGCGATTACGCACGGCTATAAAGGAAGGACGCCGGAAGACATTCAGATTGAATGGCTTGGAGTAAACGACGACGGCGTTTATATCATCGAAGAACTGTAAGGGGTTGGTTTCAATGGGAATTGTGTTATACACAACCAACTGCCCTCAATGCAAAATGCTGGAAGGGGCTTTGAAAAATCAAAAGCTTGATTTTCATACTGTATACGGCGAAGAAGAAATTATAAAACGTGGATATCATTCCGCTCCGATTCTTGAGATTGACGGTCGAACGATGTCTTTTGCAGAAGCGGTAAGATGGGTGAACAGCATTGGAGGTGGTTCTGATGCTGGTCGATAAATATACCGCATATCGTAAAGATCTGAATTTCATCAAGAAATATTGTGAAGCGCAAAACGCAGCGTCTGGTTCCGAAGTAGACGCGAATTCTAATGTGAGCAATAAGAACATCGCAACCATGGCGCCTGAGATACACAAGAAGAGCAACATTTATGCAAATCGTCTGATGATGCACGATTATCTGACGCGTATGTATGGTGAAGATACGGCAAATGAATATCTTCGTCAGCTAGAAGATCATGAGATTTATAGGCATGACGAGAGCGGAATGCCAGTTGGAACGCCTTATTGCGCCAGCATTACGCTGTATCCGTTCCTGTTTGACGGTTTGACTAAGCTTGGAGGGACGACGACCGCACCTCATCATTTACAGTCGTTCCTTGGAGGTTTTATCAATCTGGTATTTGCGGTATCTGCGCAGCTTTGTGGCGCAGTTGCCACGCCGGAATTCCTGACATACATGGATTACTTTGTGCGCAAGGAGTACGGCAATGATTACTATCTCCATACAGATCAAATCGTTGACCTTTCTTCAACTGGCAGAACGATTGACGACGTAATTACGGCTGGTTTTGCGCAGGTTGTCTACAGTATCAACCAGCCCGCTGCCGCTCGTGGAAGCCAGAGTGTGTTCTGGAATTTGGCATATTTTGACAAACCGTATTTTGATCAGCTTTTTGATGGCTTCGTGTTTCCTGATGGCACAGAAATGCAATGGGAATCCGTAAGCTGGCTGCAAAAACGATTTATGAAATGGTTCAACAAGGAAAGATTGAAAAACATCTTAACATTCCCCGTTAATTTGGCGGCTTAACACAGTGATGTGTTTTGAAAAACAAGGTGAACTCGCAAATGCGAGGTGTGTACATGTTGAGGGACGTGTATGCTAACGGTAAAATCTAAGGATTGTTGCAAAATCTTTTATAGAAGGTGATATCTATAGGTGCCTTTAAAGATTTAACTGGACAAAGGTTTGGGTAGCTCACAGTTATAGAAAGAGATAAAGAAAAAAAGAAACGGGTTTACTGGCGATGTGTGTGCGATTGTTGTGGAAATATAACATCTGTATCATCGAATAACTTATCAAAAGGCTGCACAACCAGATGCAATGCGTGTAGAATAAAAAACTTAGGCGGCAAAAACATGAAAGATTTAACAGGACAAAGGTTTGGATAGTTTACAGTGTTAAGAAGAGATAAAAACAAATCCGGGAAACAAGCATATTGGTTGTGTTTATGTGATTGTGGCAACATAGCTTCCGTTCGTTCAACTAATTTATTGTTAGGAAAATCAACAAAATGCAGAAGATGTGGCGATATTGCAGGCAGCAGAAAACACATTAAAGATATAAAAGGACAAAAATTTGGACACCTATTAGTTCTTGAAAAATATGAAACTCGAAAGAATCGCGTTTATTGGAGATGTTTATGTGATTGTGGAGCTGAAACAATTGCACAAGGAACTGAGTTACGATCAGGCCACGTAACAAGTTGTGGTTGCAACAAATCAAAAGGTGAAGAGATAACAAAGAAACACCTACATCAATTAGGATTGGATTACAAACAAGAGTTTTCTTTTTGCGATTTAAAAATTGTTGGTCGTCTCCGTTTTGATTTTGCTATATTCTCAGATGACAAGCTTGTTTGTTTGATAGAGTATCAAGGCGAACAACATTTTAAAAGCATTGAAAGGTTTAAAATCTTCGGTAAACAACAACGAGAAGTAACAGACCAAATGAAACGTGATTACTGCGCGGCTCATAACATCCCTCTGTATGAGATCGCTTATAATGAAAACATCGAGCAGCGTCTCGATGAGATCCTGGAAGATCTCAAACAAACGCATAATATTGATCTTGCAACAATCTATGATAATACCGTGCCAAGTCTGGACGAGGCTTCATAACCTCATTCAGAAAGGTATAACGACTATTCCTTTATGGAAGTAATCGCCCGGTGAAACTTCGGACGGTGAAGCGCCTTGAACCTCTTTGAGGTTATGAGATAGTCTACTCCCCTATCAAATATCGGGAAACCGAGGGTATAAAGGAGAAACACTTAGCCTTCTTAATGACGACAAAGAATTCTGCGATAAGGAATGGGCTGACTTTGCGGCAGAGATGTACGCGGAGGGCCATTCATTCTTTACGTATACCAGTGACTCAGTGGACTCGTTGGCATCGTGCTGTCGCTTAAGGAACGGCATTCAGGACAATCAGTTCTCTTATTCGCTCGGTGCTGGTGGTGTATCTACTGGTTCCAAGTGTGTTATGACAATGAATATCAACAGGTTGGTACAGAACGTTCTTCGCAATCACGAGATCGATACGTATGAAGATTCTGTCCATACCATAGAAGGAGATCCAAGCATTCTTGGTGTTCTTCTTGACGATATTTCTGAAGCGGTCAGTGTGCAGACCGATAAGCTTCATAAGTATCTGACTGCCTTTAATCAGATCGTTCTTGATATGCGGGATAACCACATGCTTCCGATCTATGACGCTGGCTTTATCTCACCTGAAAAGCAGTATCTGACGGTTGGAATCAATGGTTTGATTGAGGGTGCTGAATATCTTGGAATTGATATCAGCGACAACAAGCTTTATGCGGCTTATGTGAACGCGGTTATGGAACCGATCTTTGAGTCCAACAAGGCGGCAAAAACTGCTGACATCATGTTCAACACGGAAATGGTGCCTGCAGAAAATCTCGGCGTAAAGTTTGCCAATTGGGACAAGAAGGATGGTTATTATGTTCCGCGAGATTGTTATAACTCTTACTTCTACAAGGTTGAAGATGAGACCTGTAATCCAATTGATAAATTCCGTTTACATGGCGGTGAGTTTACCGGAAAGCTGGATGGAGGATCTGCTTTGCATTGCAACCTTGAAGAACATTTGTCCAAAGAACAATATAAACGTCTGTTAAAATACGCAATCAAGACTGGTTGCAACTACTTTACGTTCAACATTCCGAACACGATTTGCAACGATTGTGGATATATCTCCAAACATCCTCTGGAGAAATGCACAAAGTGCGGATCGGACAATTTGGACTACGCTACACGGATCATTGGCTATCTGACCCGCGTGTCCAAATGGTCAGAAGAGAGAAAGCAAGAACATGCACGAAGGTTTTACGCGAAGGACGTCAAAGAGGTATGAGCCATGAATTATACCGAAAAAGTAGATGGATTCCAAATAGTAGACGTTTCGTATTTTCCTGGCTTTGAACCAAAGTACGAAACGCCACGATTTGATGTCGTCAAGTGGTATCAGCACGAACCGATTGACACAGTAGATCTGACGACAGGGCAAAAGAAGACAAGCACTGAGTCTTGCTTTGTTGTCGCACGGCTCGTGTGGGACGCACATGAACCCGGATTTGATTTTGAAAGCATTGGTACTCGCTGGCTTGAATGCAAGCCGACGCAAAAAGTTATCAAGATGATTCAGGACTTTGTGCGAGAATACGACGCAAAACTGAGTGAACAAAACGACGAAATCATGAAAAGACAACGCTGGATTACCTATACGGATTACTGTTTGTGTCCATCTTGCGGCAGGCAGTCCGGCAGTCCGACCAGGTTTTGTCCTTATTGCGGACGGAGGGTGTTCCAATGATATACTATCAAGGATATACCGTTTCGTTTCAGGAAGTACCTGATGAAATATCGTTAGTATTCGAGATTGCGGACTGTCCTTATCGTTGTCCGGGTTGTCATTCACCTGAACTGCAGCAGGCCTATGGGCGTGATTTAAAAATAGATATTGTATCTATTATAAGGCAATACGCTGATGCGATTACCTGCGTGTGCTTAATGGGAACTGGGCGTGATGAAAAATCTCTTTTCGCTTGCGCCGATGTAATCCACAATCTTGGCTTTAAGGCTGCTGTCTATACTGGCAGCAAGCATTGGGGCAAGCTGGCAAAGCGTTTTGATTATGTGAAATACGGGCCTTATATAGAGCGGCTCGGAGGTCTGGACAAACCGACCACGAATCAGCATATGATCAAGGTACTGTCGAGAAATATCTTCGGATTAACGTACGAAGATATCACATACAGATTTCAAACAAAGAAATAACCATCCAAACCTCGCTGACGCGAGGAAAACCAGATGGACCTGTGTTTCTGCAAGCCCAAACTTGCACACACATTTCCATATACATTTTACATCCGCAATTGCGGAAATCGACTCATTCTTAGGAGGAATGAAAATATGGCTAAGGTAAACGGAACACACGTTGTCACCGACAAGGTTCTCTTCAACTATGCGCATCTGTTGGAACCCGTTGTTCCTATGAACGGCGGAGATCCCATGTATAGTGTGTGTGTAATCATTCCGAAGAGTGACACGGAGACGCTGGACGCAATCAAAAAGGCGATTGATAACGCCATTCACGAAGGCGTTGATCGCTTTGGCGGCAAGATCCCGAACATCAAGACGCTGCGTATTCCTCTTCGTGACGGCGACGTTGACCGCGAAGGTCAGGAAGAGTACGCAAACAGTTGGTTTATTAACACAAAGAGCAAGTTCAAGCCGCGTGTTGTCGACAAGACGCTTCGCGATCTCGAAACCGAAGATGAGGTTTACAGCGGAATGTACGGTCGTATCAGCCTGAACTTCTATGCGTATGCGAACAGCGGCAACAAGGGCGTTTCCTGCGGTTTCGACAGCGTACAGAAGCTGGAAGATGGCAATCGTTTCGGTGGCAGGATGTCTGTGTCCGACATCTTTGGGCCTGCTGAGAACGCCGAGGAAGATACGTCGCTGCCCTTCTGATTGGGGTGAGCGCTTTGACTGTGATCGGAATTGACCCAGGCCAGAAGGGCGGCATTGCGCTTCTCTGGCAGGATGAATCCGGCGCGTGGAAATACAATGCGTGGCCATGGGATGACGATAAGTATGTTGAAATCCTTTAGACAATCGCTGGTCCGGCTCGCGCTTACGTTGAAAAAGTAGGCGCGATGCCCGG